TGGATTGGGTCCAGTTCCTGTAACAGAAGTAAATTGACTACGTTGAGTTAGTACATCTGTTACAGAGCTGTTACTTTGTCTGGCTCTGTTGAGTATGCTGCCTGCTACCCAAGCCTCTTCGGTTGTGCTGTTTGGACCTGCTTCTGCATTAACTGCTGCTATTAAATCACTATATTCTTCATCGGACATAGATCTTCCTAAAAAATCCTCTGCTGCCTGTCTACCTTCTTGGTTTGTAGCTTCAAAGTTTGAACCGCTTTCTCTGTCTAGTGTGCTGCTTGGTCGAATTTCTGTCAAAGTTTCTTCAGGTAATTCGTCAGGAGGTAACTCAACGTCCTCAGGAAGAATCTCTTGCTCCCTCCTAGGTTGTGGTTTTTTAGGACTAGGTGGTCCTACAAACGCAAATTCAGGGATTCCTTTACTCGGAATTGGAGTCATTAAACATCTTGCACTTGTTGTCCAAGTTCCATTTTCATCAATAACATCTTCTACGTCCATAACTACAAATTCAACTTCTTTCTTAGCCCACGAAGGTAAACTTGTTGCTGAAAATCTGTTACCAATGATGATTGGGAACACTCCTTCTAATTCTATATTCATTTCTATCATACAATACTCAGTGTATTGATATCCTGAAAAGGAGAGTGGTTCGGTTTTTCTTATTTTATTTAGTAACTGACAGGCAGATACTATTGAGTCTGTGTTTATATTAGTTTCAGCCATTTCAGTAAACACCGTACGTAAGTCATTGACAGCTGCGTTGTGCTCCTCTATCTGCTTGAGCTTGGCTTGTTGATCTTGTGCAATATCTAAAAACACCTTAGATCCATCTCCGGATCCCGGAATGAGGGATAGTTCGAACTCACCTTCAGGTAGCTTACCTTCAACTGCTACACTAAAAGAACTACCATCTCCTTTAAGTGGGTCTAGTATAAAAGTATCTTGTGGCTTTTCATTATATTTAGACGAATTTACTATCTCCATTACGCACATTTCGTCAATATCGTAGTTACCTGCATTTGTAAACAGACGTGGAAGAGAGAAACTTAAATTTACATAATATCCTGTGGCAACTGCTATTAAGTCAAAAATCTTTTGAAAAAAGTCATAGAGAGATAATGATTTGTCTCTTGTATCATCAACCTTAACTGATTCCCTACCTGACTCTGGCTTGGACTTGTGCTTCTCTAAGGATTCGTATAAAATATTAGCAACCTCGTATCTGCTTATTAAAATCTTTGCAATATCTATTTTATCTCCCTTAACACAGTCTTTAAAATAACTTAACTTTACTTCAAAATCTTTTCCTTCACCTTCATCTGCTCCAAGATACGTACCTCCACCATCTCCTAAGCATAGCACAGACATTGGGTTGCCTGAAACCGGTCTTATTTTTTGCGGAAAATATACTAAACGATCTTCGTCTTCTTTAGGAATTCTTATTTCATAAGTTAACTTACCACTTGTTGAGTCCTTTGCTGTTGCTATTACAAATTCATTAATAAAAGCAACAATGTACTCTAAAGAAATATAATCAAGTGTGTCTGTGTGTACTCCTTCGTCCTCATTGTCTATCACCCGACTCTTGACAATCGTAAACAATTACTTGTGGAAGACTTGTTACTTCTTTTCCCGCTTCACGATTGAAAAAACCCTCTTCAACTAAAAAGTTACTAAGACCTAATGAACTTATAGATACATGAGACATCACATCAAACCTAAATAAAGATGCTGCTGGTGCTATCGCTCTGCATGTGCAGATCCAAGTATTCCTCTCAGTAATACTCCATCCTCCAGCTAATATACGTGCTCCTCTTAATACATTACTTGTCTGAGCTCTTTCGTTGTAGTCGTCTAGAAATCCCCACTCTATAGTAATTGGCTCCCAATCAGCCCGACGTCTAAGATAGTTAGCAGAATATTGTTCGAACTGTTCATATGTGTAAACTTCAAACTCTATATCCACTTCAACGGTTAGATTTAATCGCTCTGCAGAAGCAGTTAGTCTTTTTATAGTTAGCTTTTTTAACGATGGTGTTATAGGTCTGAGAGTGTTTTGATCGTATCTACCAATAAAATCTACTTTTTTAGTTTCTATAGTAGGCCCACCATTAATAGAAACACGAGCCCAAGCAGGATATCTTTTCTTATAATTTCCTGTGGGATCCTTGGCTCCTGCAACCATTTGTTGATGCATTCGCTTCCTCTTTTCCAAAACCCCCTTTACTTGTATATTAAAAGGTTGATGTAGTAGATCAGATCCTGGCATTGCTCTTAATCAATTAGATTGTTTAAAATATTATAGTCTACAGGATAAGGAATTCGTAAACGTATTCCAGGTGGAACTTGTAAAGTTCCTTTTCCTAAATTATTAGCATCCGCTATAACCCACCAATACGTTTGATCTCCATAGTACTTGTAAGCTAACAAATCCAATCTATCTGTGCCTTTACTGTAGGTGTATATGTCAGAATTTTTTAAAGGTAGCTTAGGATAGTGTGTCGTTGACACTCTCTTTCTTTGAGTTGTTCTATCAGTTATTATCTTTGAAAGTAGTTTGTATCGTTGCATTAGTCTCTAAAGTGGTTTGCTGTTGATTGTGGCATTCTTCTACCGATCCAAGCAAGTGTCATATTGACTCTTGTTAAAACAGGTAACCCGTTAATCCATGAAATTTTATCATTTTCCCAGTTATACTGTAAGTTTACAATGTATCCGATTTGGTTAACGTATAATCTACCTAAGGTAAATTCAACAAAAATACCTTGATATCCATCAGGACCAGGTCCATAATATGGAGTTGTTGCTTTAGATAGAGTCTCTAATTGATCAAATGTTCTATCCACATCTCTAGTTAAATTAGTAGTTGATCCTGCAACTACATTCCAATCTAAATCTATCTCCTTACCGTAGCTGTTTAATAGTATTTTAGCATCTCCTCTTCCAACCTCCATAAAATTATCCCAAGAAGGTGTAAATCTTGATCCTATAGCATTAAGATCTGCTGGAAACTCTGCCACTTCATTAGTTGGTAGAAGTTTAAATTTAAATATAAGTTCCGCACTATTTCGTACAAATCCCATTATCTTTGACGTTTAATTCTTGATTCAACTTTCCTAACAGTACCATCATCAAACTCTATCAAGACTGCTGGAGGATTGGCACCTAATCTCTCTACAGCAAACAATAGCTTGTTTAGAGTGTTTTCTATCTTTTGTGTAGAAGTAAACTGAGGAGTAGATTGTTTATCGTTTTTCTTCGTAGCTGTGCTTTCGCTCGGATATTTTGGTGGCTTAACTGAAGGTATGCGCTTTATTGTTGTTTGTTTTGTCTGCTCATATGCTCCTTTTTGGCTATCTGCTTCTAATCTGGTCTTGGTTGTTGTTTTTTGGGTTTTAGCAGAAATCCCCATCTCTTTGGTTATCTGCCGTAACTCTTTTGCAATATCAGGATCAACTTTACTCCAAGCAGCTGGATCTGGTGAGGAATATGTACGAGATCTTTTAGTACGCTCAAATGGATTTTTGCTTACAGCTTTTTCAGTAGTGTTGAAGTTTCGCACTACTCTTGTAGTCTTTATTTTATTTTTACCATTAGCTGCTAAAGGTCCAATTCTAATTTTACTAAGTAAAGCTAGCTTTTTAACATCTAAGGTTGCTACTTTCTGCTGTAATACTCCTAACCTTTCATTAAATTGATCAAATTGGTCTATTGGTAAGGAGTTAATACTTTCTGCCATTAAATTAATACTATAAGCTATCACACTCATAGAGGCAGCTGCTTCTCCCGAAACTGATAGTTTTTTAAAATCTACTTCTGCTAGTTGACTTTGTAAAAGTTTAAACTTCTCATTAAACTGATCAAACTTATCCATAGGCAGTTGTGAAATAGCTTCAGATAGTTTTATCATTCCTCCTCCAATAGCTTGCATAGCTTTTCCTGCTATTGCAGCACTAACAGCAAACGGCATTAAAGCTAATCCTAAAGTTGCTATCGCTCCGGCTCCTACAATTAAGAAAGGAGCAGCAAATGATAGTCCAGCAGCTAAAGCAGACATGCCGGCTACAGCACCCAACAATGCTCCAATAGATTTCATATCAACTCCACTAACCATTTTTAAAGCCATAGCGAAAGGTAGTAGTGCTAACCCTGCTGCAGCCAGTCCGACTGCACCAGCTAACATTGCAGGAGCTAGTGGAGCTGCTGCAGCAATACCTAATCCAAACACTACTGCAGCACCTGCTAGTATAGCAACTGATTTTAGGTCAATTCCTTTTGCTATTTTCATACTATATGCAAATGGAATTAAACCAACACCTGCGATTGCTAATGCAAATGCACCTTGAAGCACTTGGCTCTTCAACTTACCAACAAACCCAAGACTTAATGCAAATCCACTCATAGCAATACCAAAAGCAACTATTTTACCAGTGTCTACTCCTGCTATCATTTTAAAAGAATATGCAGCAGGTATTAATCCTAAAGAAGCTATTGCTAATGCAGATGCACCCTTAGTTACTCCTGCTTTCTGCTTCCCTAATAAACTCAAACTTGTACCTAATATAGCAAGTGAAGATGAGAAAGCCAACATAGTAGATGCTTTAACACCTTTAACCATCTTCAATGCTAGTGCAAACGATCCTGTTAAAGCAATACCAGCAACTGTTAGTACCGCTATTCCTTTCATTTTTTCTTTAATCTTTTTACCCAGATTTTGTAGTCCTTGTCCAAAATTTGTTAAAAATACTTTGAATCTCTCTCCAATTCCGGGTTTAACCTTTGCTGCTTGCTTGGATGCGTTAGCAGTTGCAGTGCTTGCTTGGTCTACTACGGTTTGTTGCTTTTTGTTGAATGTTAATTTATCTTTTAATTTACTAACAATTCCTTTCTTGTCGGTTGTTGTTTTTTGTGTTTTGGTTGTTGTGGGTTGGCTGGGTTTTGTGAATTTTTCTTTAATTCTCTGTAAAATTCCTGGTTGTTTTGATCCTGGTGTTGTAGTTGTTTGTTTTGGTTTTTTGAACCTGTCTTTGATTCTTTGTATTACTCCTGGTCTGTTTGCAAAAGCCCTGTCTCCTGCTGCTTTAGATGCTGCTGTTCCTGGTTTTCGACCTTGTGGATTTCCCGATAAGTACCTATAGCCTGAGGGTAGGTTGGGTGCTTTTGCTATGCCGCCCGCTTGTTGAGGATTGAATACGTTTTTTATTTTACTTCCGACCGACTGTATGCTCGGAAGCATTGCTTTTGAAAAAGCTGCACCAATTCCTTTGAACAGTAGAGGAATTCCTTTGAACATAGCATATAAAGCTCCTGCCCCTGACAGCATTGCTGCAAATACTTGAGGGATTCCGCTAAGACCTGAGGCAGATAGCTCGTTCCAGGAGTCTTTAATGCTCTCTGACATCTCTTTACCACTTGTAAATAAATTTGTAATCAGTCTAAGTGGAAATACTAAACCTTCAATTATGTATTGTATAGGTTTTAGCAAATATGCCAATCCACTTACTATCATTGATACTCCTTCTAACAAGGGTACTAAAGCTTCAACTGCAGGAAGCAATGCTCTGATCATTGCATTTTTTACTTTTTCTATAGCAACGTTAAACTTCTCAGCCTGTTGACTTTTAGCTATTTCAGCTTGTAAGTTTGCATTCTGTAAATCACTCATGCTTTTTAGATGGCTAAGATGTTTCATGGCGTTTTGCTTCTCCTCTTCAGACAGACCTGACAGCTTCTCTCTTATGTACAAGCTTCTTTGCAACTCACCCACTTCCATACCCAAAGCCTTTGCTAATAGTCTTTTTTGAACAAGCCCCATTCTTTCAAATTCAGCATAGCTTCCTGCTAATTGAGTAATACTTTTCATAGCCTCTTCCATCTTACCAGCTAAGAACAAACGTCGTGCTTGCGACACGTCTATAAATCTTCCTGTTGCAAGACTAGCCTCCATTTGTGCAACAATAGAACCCTCTACATTAAACAAGTGTTCCATAGTTTTACCTACTTGACTAAGGTTGTATCCCATCTTTCTTACAGCAACTGCTGCTTCTGCTGCTTTTTCAGGATATCCGGCAAAGAACTCAGCTACTAAATTAGCATTGTCAAGCAGGTCTTGAGTTATCATTCCTGGTGCTAATCTGTTTGCTTTGGCTAGCTCTCCTGTAACTACCTGTAAATTTGATGCAACTTTTTCATTAGCACCTAGCTCTTCAAACATTACTTGCAAATGTCCTGCTGATTCAGCACTGTATCCTAGCGCTTTGGATGCGTTTGTTATTCTACTTAACGTCTCAGGTTCCATTTGAATAACAATACCAGTAGCAGTTGTAATTCCTTGTTGTACTGCTAATATCTCTTTTAAGGTAGCTAGCTGGTTGCTAAATTGAGTTTGAGTGTCTAGTGCATTTTTATACAGCTCGTAGGCATGTGTTGCCGCCATTCCAGAATTTTGACTAAGATCTGTAACATCTTGGTTAATGCCAGACAGTATACGATGAGTAAGAAAAAGCAGTCCTACAAGAGCTCCTAATGCTATTTGAGCAGACGTTAGTGCTGCTGTTAGCTGATTTATTCCTGCTTGTACGGCTTGTGTTGCATTTTGAGTTTGAGCAAATGTTGTGCGCATTGCACTAAATGCATTTTGAAGTCCTTTCTGAGCTTGTTGGAGTTGTGAGTTTAAAGTGTTGTTTAATGCTTGTCCAGGCAGTATTGCTGCAACCGCTGCCCACTTTCCTAAAACACCATTTACAAGTCTTTCGGTTTTATCTATTTCACTATTAAAAGCCATTATTAAGTTAAGCTTCTTTTGCATAGGATCTAGCATATTTTCATAATCCTTAGCAACCTCTTTTACCGCTTTCATTAGTAGTTCTCCTTGTGAGCTTGCATCCTTATAGATCTTACTAATGTCTTTTAAAGACACCGTAACATCCTTTCCCGATACAGTTAACGGTATATCTTTAAAATGTCCTTGTAGTAACTTTTGTATTTCCTTTTCGTTTTGTAGTTCGGGTTGTAGTTTTAATGTTTTAGGTAGATCTGTTTTGGCTACCTTAGTGTCTACTACTATGCTACTTTTACTCTTATCAAACGCTGTGTTAATGTCTTTATTGATCTGTTCAGCTAAATCTCCTACACTAATCTGTACTTCAGCGGTTCTAAGTGTATCTAAAATAGGTTTAATTGTTGGATCTAATTTAACTGCGTTTTCTTTTTATCATTTAATCTTCCAACAGCATGCTCTAACACTCGCACACTTTGTGGTCCTTCTATTCCTAACTTTCTTAGTAACTCATTAGGTGCCTTATCTAACTGCTGTTGCAAGTCTTTTGCAAAAGCATCAATACTCTTTTTAGATTTTTTGAACTCTTTGTGCATTTTATCAGACAATCCTTGAGGACCCTTACGTTGTATACCTCTAAGAGCGTCTGTAAGTTCGGCAGATTTATTAACTGTGCTGTCTATGACTTTGTTGACTTTTTTCTGCAAGGAAAGTTGTAATTCCGATAGTTGAGTTGTTTTCATAACCTCATTAACCAACTCAGAAGCAACATCATAAATTTCTATTCGCTCATTCTTCACTTTACGTAATACTTTCAAAAAAAACTGAAAGTTATCAGACATGCTTTCAACAAAGTCTCGATCCTCCTCAGATAGGTCCTTGAGTTTTTTTCTTTCTACGTATAGTTTTTGAATAAGCTCTAAAAGCTTTTCGTACTGTTCTTGTTCTAAACTTGACTTGTCTGGATCTAAGGCCATTGTTTGATATCTATATTAATAAATAGACACAAATTTCATCTTTAACGTCTACGTGCAGCTTTACTTGCTTCTTTGTTTTGCTCTTTTATAATGTTATCTAACAAAGTGTTATATAGCCGTCGTGTACTAACTGGAAGATTATACACGTCGTTAAACGTTAAACAACCTTTACTCTTATAAGCAACGTAGAGTATTTCTGTGTATATATCGGGCTTATGCCTCGAGGTCAGGCCATAAAAATTGTGGTCCAAAAGGAGCATCAACTTGAAAGGGTTCTTGAGTTTCGTTATCTACCACCTCCACTGATAGATCTACTGATGGTTGTATAACTTCAATATGTTGTCTTAGAAGTCTCGCATCGGATGCTAGCATGTAGTTGTCTATAAAATCTGCTACTGCTTGTGGACTTCGCTCTCCATCAACAGATGTGATTTGTCTCTTTAATCTAGTTGATGTGTTCTTGTCTACTGTTCCTTTACTCTTGTTTGTTCTAGTTAGCAACTTTTCTATCGCTTTAGTGTCTTTGTTTGTTAGTAGTCTAAAAGTAATTGGAATTTTAGACTTAGGTAGTGTGAACTTAAACTCATTTACATGAGGCTGTATTTGATCATCAGCTAATAGTTCATTGTAATCTACGTCCATTAGATTTACTGTAATTCGTTGCTGCTTACCAGAAGGAGTTTGTACTTTGGCTTCGTAAGTCGGACCGTATCCTAACACTCGTGTGTTTATCATTAATGCATCATAGTCTCCTGACACTAAATCTCGAATATTTACATCGGGAGTTACTATTACACTGTCTAACAGTCTATCAAGTACTATGTTATTTTGAATAAAACTTTCGGTTGTTAAGATGTCCTCTTCCTTAGCTGTCATGTATTTTATTTCCACTTGACCAGATGCTAGTGGACTGTCTTCAGGATATACTAATCCTTTTGAGGGTAAGTCTACTATTTCTGTAGGAACTTTAAACTTAGGAACTGCTTTGTCGTCGGTTGGTTGTGGTGTTTGCTTTGGGTAACTTGTTTCTAATGGTTGTGACATTTGTAACTTTTATTTTATTTATAATAAATATACAACTAGTATAAAATAAAAACCCGCTTAAAAATTTAAACGGGTTTTTATGTTTATTGTTTTTAGTTTTTAAGTAGTGTTATTAACTACCTATGTATTCAGCCCAATCGTAAGATAGAGTAGCTTCTATAAGAACAAGATCATCAGAGGACACATCCACATTACCCCAATTTACGCTTGCAAAAAAAGCACCATGAAGTACCCACATACCTGCTGTAGTACTACCATCAGGTTGAACGTATTTTAGTCTGATTTCATTTTTGTACTCCTCCATTAGAGCATCTTTATCTTCAGCTGACACATGATGATACAATAACCAATCATGAGCTGTCCATGCTCCTGACACGTCTTTTGTAGGAATTGGATCATAGACGGTTATTGAAATATCTTGCCATCTTGATTTTCCTTTAATTTTGTATTCTGAATTTATTGTATCAACAACAACTGGATTATTTTCTACATTAGGCAAATCAGTTGCTCTAATGAAATATGGAGGTATGGCTGTACCAGGAAGCTCCATTATAAACCTGTTTTGTTGTTTCATATCAACAAACTGAAAATTATTTGCGTATGATGCTACTCCCATTGTTATCTATTGTATTTTAATATAAATATGCTACTATTACTCTTCATTTACTGTATCACCTGGAAAAGTTGCTCCAGTTGGGTATAAGAAGAAGTCTAAGATTATGAATTCTGCAGTTTTTGTGGGCTTCAAGTATATCGCTCCTCGTAATTCGTTTCTATCAATTACTTCTGGAGTGTTGTTACTTTCATCCATAATTACTTTAAAGTCATAAAGACCTTGTTCGTTACGAACATTTGCTAAATATGGATTGACAATGTTCAGAAATTCACCTCTTGTTTGTTCTGTGTTTTGTTCAAACACTAAGTACCTAGATGCAGAAGCAATAAACTTCTTAGCTGCGATTAGTAGTCTTCTAACATTTACTCTATCTAACGCACTTCTTTTCTTCTGTAGTGTCTTTTGACCCCAAACTGCAATCCCTTCTCTAGGATATGATGCAATTGGATTTACACTTCTAGTATATAGATCATCACGTTGAGTTCTTGACAACTTACTTTCCGCCTGGAGTGCTAGGTCCAATCCACCTCTGTTCAAACCTGCAGGAGCAAACCAAGGGAACTTAACATAATCGTTAAATGTTAACACTCCTGCAATCATTACTCCGGGTGGTACCCATACGTTTCTGTTTAGGTCTGGGTCTGGAATTTGTACCCAAGGATAATACATTGCCGCATAGTTTGTTGTTCTACCTTCACCTGCTAACTGTGCTCCTGATACACCATCACCGTATTTGGTTGGATCTATGACTAAGAACACGTCTCCTCTAGCTTCACACATTGCTGTTGCATATGTGTATATCTCTGAGTGGTCTCCGTTACCTCTATCTATAATTCCAGGTAAAAATAACATATTGATATCATACTCGTCTGCATTTGATAAGATATCAATTGCGTCGTAGTATGGTGTAAGACCTTTAGAAGCATTTGCTATATCAAACACAAACCCTTGAGAGTTACCAGTACCTTTTCCTATGTCTTCGTAGAATTGTTTTGGATGTTCAACTGATCCGTCAGAACCGAGTCCGAAAGTTCCAGATACAGCTGCTGGTAGTGATGCTGAGTATGCTGGATTTAGTACGTTACCTGATCCATCCAAATAATTAAGAGTCTTTTTAAGAACTTCAACTCTAACAATTCTCGATCTGTTAGGATTAGATCCAGATGGTTGAATGTAAGGTTTCCCTGTTCCAGATCCTCTTAGGGTGTACTTGGTATCACCAATCACTTTAGCGATGTAGTTTGGATCGTTTGGATCTAGTGAAAGATCGTTATATTGTTCTATTATTATTTTTCTACCAGCCCTATCATCACCACGTCTAATTGCAAGATCGAAAGTGCCTCTACGCTCATTTACATCAGTTACTTCCCATCTGTAATTACTTCTTGATCCTGATTCATAAACCAGAGTTCCATTACTTTGTAAATCTCTCGGATCACCAACACCGTTTATAGATGCAATGGAAGTTCCACTGTTACCGTAAGCACCTTCAGACAGTAAGTGTAGTTTAAACGAAGCATCAGCATCTGTGTGTATAGATGCTGAGTAGTCACTTGATCCAGATCCTGCTGCAGCAGCTGCTGCAAATGAACCTGAACTCACTACATTGGTATAAGCTATTTGAGCATCTGAATGTACTATACGTACTACAGTTAAACCAAACTCACCACCATATCTCAAGTACTCTTGAGCTGTGTAGTTTGTTAGATATTTGTATTGTTCAGCTTGTGCGCCGGATCCGCTAATAAAAGTATTTCCAAATCTACGAATGAACTCCGAATAATTAGATACTGCGGTTGGACGGAAAGCTGGTCCGTAGAGGGTAGGACCAATTACAGCTCCTCCGATTGTTTGGATTGCTTCAGGTAGGAAAGATAAGTCTTTTTCTCTCGTAAAAACACCTGGTGATACTATTCTTTCAGCCATTTATTGTCTTATTTATTATGTGTTGTTTAAAATAAATATCAGTAATTTTTTGCAAACATTGCATTATATTATAATTTTCCAGGAATCTGGTCAACTGTGCGTATATCCCACGAAGATCTTTCTGTTTTGAACACAACTCGCTTTATTGAGTGTGCTTTCTGTATTGTGGATTTTCTTAACTCAAATTCCTGTTGTAATCGAGCATCTACTGTTAGGGTTGTGGTAGCTTTTACTACTCTCTCTTCCTGTGAAGGATTCATAGTTTCAAATGAAAAGTCTCCAACTAGTGTTCTGAATTTGTAATTATCTCCCCAAACAAAGTTACTAGTAACCATTATGGATTGCACAAGTTTATTCATTTGAACAGTCTGACTTGTGTACATTATTAAATCGTAATCAACTTTGTAAAATTCTGGAATAACTGAGACATAGTAAGTTACGCTAGGATCGCTATTGGTTGTTTGTGAATGTAGATCTCTAATATTCTCAAACTCTCTACGATCTTTTGGTGATAGCACCATATTAGTACTTTGTATTTGGCTCCACATTTCTGCACTACTAAATACAACAGGAACGTTTACCATTCGACCATTATCTTCAACCTGTAAATCTATTACATTATTAAGATAGTGATAGATAGCATAGTCAACATCATAAATCTCTATTGATGGTGTCTTAAACGTGTCGTTATCACGTCTAGTCTCTAACGCTCTATTTATTGACTTATCTAACGAATCAAATTTTAATTCATTGTTCATAATATGTTGTATAATTCATACTCTTCATCTGTATTTCCAGTATAAGAGTCTTCTAATTGAAGCTTATCTCCAGTTACTTTGTGTGCTGTTGCAATGGTAGCAACTTTATATCCAAACTGATCTTCACCGTCATCTACTGTTGCTGGTAGTGTGTCTGGATTTCTTCCTGTCCACAAATCGCCATTCGAAGTTTTATTTACTTCATAGAATTCCTCGTCCCACTTAATCACATCTCCAGCTGCTACTCGAACATCCTTATCCTTTAAGTCATCGCGTAAAAATGCAAATGTTGCATTTCTTGTGTAGTTTGTATACTCGTCATTTGGACCAGATTCTTTGGATTCTCTTTCAATTAAGCAATTAAATTTCATAGGATTATAATAAACACGCCTACTAGACTCTCCGTATATGTTAACAGGAGTGTCTTTAACTGATAGTTTATACAGTATAATCTCAGTATTAATAATTTTATTAATTAACTCTCTATTTAAATGCCTTATTAAAGACACATCACGACTTCCTCCAAATAGTGGCATATTGTTATTTTATAAAAAATCCAGTTGGAATTCTTTGAAATTGAGCTTCAATGGCTTCTGCTTCTGCTACTTTACGCTCTAAGGACTCTCTTCGTGAGAATTTTAATAAATCCTCTCTCAATCTATCTAATAAATCTTGCTTTTCTTCCTGAGCTGCATTTATTAAGTCATCTCCATTCAACGTTACTTCGCTGTTAGGAATAGGAATGGAGCTAAATTTGTTCCTAACATACCCTAGCATTTCTTTACAAATCGCCAAAGCATATAACCTAATCCACTGTCTTCCCATCTGATTTATACGTCCATAGGTTAAATTCTGGTAAGGAACATTAGAATGGTCGCTAATCTTACCTGTCCCTCCAGCTAAAGGATCGTCATCTTCACTATCTAGTGTGTATTCGAAAAATAGCTTCCTACTTCGTTGAGGAACAGGAAAAATTCTTAATCTATTATTAATTAACTGAAAGCTATAGGCTGATTTTCGTACTTGGTTACTAAGTTCAATTGCTTGTACTTTTAGTAAGTCGTAGTTTAGAGGATGTAGTACATAGCTTACTGCTGGCATAAACTGTCCCCAACCAAATTGATCTAATAATCCTTGAGTTCCTACTCCTGTACCTGCATATGGATCCATATATCTCATCATTGCAGGAATAGGATAGTGGTGTAGTTTTCTTACAGTAATGCTATCTCCTGCAGAGCCACTTTCCAGCTGCATTGTAGGTTCGTTGTTTAAATCATACACCTGCTTGTTCTCAACAAGTTGTATGCTGCCTGTGTAGTAGGTTGTATTTCCTCCTACTCCAACAGCAGTTCCATACTCTTTTGATAATTTAAATAACGGAGAAGTTGATGGCTTAACATACTGTCCTGCTAAATTTACTGAACCTGTGTTAACACCAAGCAAGTATAGCATATTATCACTAGATACTTGTGTATTAACTTGTGCACCATATTCATTTACAGCCTCTTCATATGCTGCATAGAAATTTATATCTTGCAACTCAATATCTGTAATGGGATATCCTAATCTTCTACTTGCCCAAAGTGCAAAGTTTTCGATATCCCACTGGTAATCGTAATCGTTATCATAAAATCCGTACGGAGTGTCTCCAGGAAAAAACGAAGAAGATCCAGGCCATATAGGGATAGTTGCCATCTATTTTTTTATATAAATAGTGTGCTAATCTCCTTGATCAATTTGTTTAGTTTGATCGCCTTCGAGTTTTTTTAGCTTTTCAGCAGTTTGTTTAAAGTCTAACATCTTTCCATCCTCTCCAGCAATTTTTTCAGCTGCTATGTGAGATCCTAGAGCATTTGCAACGTCTGCAGGTTGTGAATTTTCGTTAAGAACTTTTGTTCTGTTATGCCACATTATCCTATGTGCTTCAAACTGATCCTTGCTGTTGATTGTTGTCGTGTCAAAGCTTCCATCATCGAGTTCGTCTTTTAGTTGAGACCATAGCTTTAATTCACGTACTCGATCGCTTGCTGTTTGACGTATACATGCTCTTCTATAAAGCAGTCTATCTAATTCAATTTGTAATTCGAGAATTTTAAGTTCTTTTTGTTTGTTTTTAGCTTTTTCTAACTTTTTCTTTGTTTTAAGAATGTGTACTTCATTCTCTCTAAAATCAAAAGAAGCTTCCATTAATCCATCAAACATAGATGACATTTCTCGAACACACTGCCAATATTTAGCAGCATTTGTGGGAAATTTAAGATCATTTAATACGCCTGTTCGCATTTCTACTTCTGTACGAAATATTTGCTTCTTATTCCAATTATCAACTAACTCAGATTGCATTTGCTGTAAGGCTTGCATATCTGATTTTGATAGTTCGTTTAGAACGGGTTGTAAGTCGTTTATAACGATAGACTTTATCGGTTTGTTGTAGCTCATTTTATGTTTATTTTTTTATTTATACTGTAATGAATGATGAACCTCCGTATTCTTCTGTGCAGGATGAACAAGAAACATTAGTTCCTCCAAAGCTCAATCCTGCTGTTTGTGTTCCTGCTCCAGCTAAATAATATCTTGCTGTTATAAGTGCTCCTCCACTTGACCAACTTGAGCCATCATACTCCTCTGTACACGCTACATCAGCTCCATTGAATCCTCCAAAGCTCAATCCTGCTGTTTGTGTTCCTGCTCCAGCTAAAAAACCTCTTGCTGTTGTAAGTGCTCCTCCACTTGACCAACTTGTACCATTATACTCTTCTGTGCAAGATACAAAAGAACCATTAAATCCTCCAAAACCTAGTCCTGCTGTTTGTGCTCCTGCTCCAGCTAGCTTGAGCCATCATACTCTTCTGTGCAAGATCGTAGACCGAATCGGTTTCCTCCAAAGCTCAATCCTGCTGTTTGTGTTCCTGCTCCACCCAAACTTTCTCTTGCTGTTATAAGTGCTTCTCCACTTGACCAACTTGAGCCATCGTATTCTTCTGTACAAGAAAGGGCGGTGGTCCCATTACTGCCTCCAAAGCTCAATCCTACTGTTTGTGTTCCTGCTCCAGCTAAAAGAGCTCTTGCTGTTATAAGTGCTCCTCCACTTGACCAATTTGTACCATTATACTCTTCTGTGCAAGATCGTAGACCTAAGCAGTTTCCTCCAAAGCTCAATCCTGCTGTTTGTGTTCCTGCTCCACCCAAACCACATCTCCCTGTTATAAGTGCTCCTCCACTTGACCACACACCTGGTAAGGTATAAGCACATCCAGCAAAACAAAACTTATTTACCTGATCATCAAACCATATGCAAA